CCCTTGTTGAACTGGGTAGTGTCAGTCATGGTGTTCCTTGTACTGGTTGGAACCTAACAAATGTTAGGTAGGTTAAAGAAGAAGTAGATACCCACGCAATGAGGCGATGTTGGCTTCATTAACGACAAACGATAACCCCCCTGCATCGCTGATCATCTTGATCTCATGCAGTTGCAACAAAGTGGGTACCTTGTTCTTGCCAGCCTTGCATTCAATAGCAACGAACCTGCCTTTAAAGCAGCAGATAATGTCGGGTATGCCCGAGCGTCCGTAGCCATGTGTAGCGGGGAAAAAGTAGTAGACACCCAATTCCTTGAGTATCTTGACCACTTGCTGTTTGACTTTTGACTCAGGTGTATTAGCCATATTTAATATTATACCCTATACCTTTACAATGTCAAGGGGGCGGGGGAGAAAATGGGGCGGAGAAGTAGATTCCCTGCCGCCCCTTCAGGTTATAGGAAACTAACCAGTGCAATTAACGTCCCGCAGGGGACACCGATTAGTAACAGTCTGCTTCGCATCTACAAGGTTTCACAGTCTGCCTTAATGAACACCCCCTGCTGATTTTTTATTTCTTCTCCATGATCTCAATCAGCTTGTCCAAGTAATGCCGTGCCTTCTTCAGGTCTTCTACTCCGTTCTTCTCACGATGCCGCGCAACGTACTTGACCACGTTACCGCTGAAGAACCCCAGACCCCACGCATGAATGGCATCCCACGGCTGGATGTCCTTAAACTTGTAGTGCGTACCGCCCACCTGTACTTTGTTAGCGTGTTTGTCTAGGATGGTTTGGATAGCCTCATCCTCATCAGCGTCCGTGATGGCCCTCTCCCTGTTCTCCTTGCGCACCATGCTTCTCACTTGATGCACGAGATTCTCCGCTGCTTGTACCTTCTGTGCTACCACCTTCGTTGACATGGCCGGATACTTCTTGATCAGCTTGCGGATGCGTTGCGTTTTGCTTAACGGCTTGGTCATGCTTATCCCCTTGAGTTTTAACATAGGCTGCGAGTACTTCTCTCATCTTCGATAGCGGCTTCTTCGGGTAGTTCGATTTGAAGAATTCGAATGTGTCCCTGTCTATCCTGATACTGGTACAAAACATAGCCAGCTTCTTGCCTAGCCCTCTGCCGCGCTTCTTGGTTATGTCATTCATCTGCTTTCCTTGTTACGATAAACGTACCATCGTTTACCTTCATGCCAACCCCCTCGATGATCTGACTGGGCTGCACCAACTTCAACATACCTACTGCCATGCGGATATGCGGAGGCAGTTCCTCGGAGTACTTGTATTCCAAACTCCCCTCGTTTGCACCCATCAAGTAGTCCTCGCCATGCACATGCACGAACACCGCTTTGTTGTTGTTCACATCCTCCTTCAACTTGTAGAGTATCGCTGCTTCATGACTAGCAGCATCAGACGCGGCATGTATCTCCACCTCTTGCGCCGACAAGCTAGCCATGAACTCCCCCATACGCGCATCAACAAACCGACTCCTCAATGCGGGGATAGGTTGGTACGCAAGATTCTTCGCCCTTGTCTTGGCTGCCTCCACCTCAGCCATCTTGGTACGTGCGTTGCTGACCTCTTCAGCGAACCGCTCCTTCAACCCCTTGGGACTGACGAACTTCTTCACCATCGAGATGGCACGTTTCATATCCGCAGTACGGACGCTACCGCTACGCTGCCTTACGCTAGCGATCCTCTCGTTCTCGATAACGTACACCTTCTCCCGTTTGTAACTGAAGTACCGAGTATCCATTGATATTTCACCTATCTTCTCGCGCTTGTCAAAGATATGAAACTCGTTTACGGCGTATTCACCCTCCCCTTCTGCTCTGACCCTGTTTGCCTTGAACGTCCACTGCGGGTACTTGCATGCCAGTTCGTGTATCAGAGGCTCCAAGAAATTAGTGATAGCCCTGATCTCCGCGCCCTCGTGCTGCATCCCAACGATGTTGCCGTATGTTGTTGTCATTGTCGTTGCTCCTGTTACCATTCGAACCGCTTGAGGATGTCATCCACCTTGGTCTTGACGCTGCTGCGTACCTCGGAGGACTCTTTGATTGCTTCAATATCCACACCTAACATTGTTAGTTCGAGTGCGCGTCTTGCCTCCTCCAGCTTGGGGTCTTTGGTGATGTTGAGGTGGGTCAGCATGGAGCACAGCCCCTGTGCATTGGTCACGAACGTATCGTGATACCTACGCTTGGTCTCGTCGTCACCCTGCGCATCAGTCAGCTTGTCGGACATGCCAGTCAACATCTTGTGCAGCTTGTCCCACGGTTCACGCATGGCATCTTGCAGCCGCGTATCAAAGTCCGACTTGTACTGCTCGGCCAGTTCCTGCATCTCTTGGTTGGGTATGTCCAAGCGGAAGTCACCCGACTCGGGCAACGGGCTGAACCGCAGATTGAACCCGAACTTGGTCTTCAACTCATCCAATGACGGGTAGTCGTTGGGGTTGAACAGGTTGCCCATGTAGTGCTGCGCCAAGTCGATCAAGTCCGTGTAGCTACCGTACAAGGCTTGGGTCATGACATCGAAGTTGCGCTTGTACACATCCATGTTCTGCTTGTAGTCCATGAATATCGAAGTAGGCAGAAGCCTCGGCCCCTTGTCCGACCACGACAGAGTAGTGTTGCTGTGATACAGGCGGGACTTGGCCGCGAAGTCCGCGATGTCCTTGCGCTTGTTGGTACCTGCCAGCAGGTTCTTCCTGACCTCTGCGCTACCCTTACTCGCCAAGTTACTGGCAAGCACCGTCTCAGTTGCGCCTTTGTCCAGCTTGTTAGCTGTCCATACGCTGATGTTCAACTCTACCAATACCGCGCTAGATGTAATGCTCATGTTGATTCCTTTGTCTTTGTAGTTACTCGGGTTTACCTGCGAGTTTTGCCATGCGATACATGTCGTCGTTCATCAACACCATGCTTGCCTTGTCCATGTCCAACGGGTAGACATGCTTTGTTATGCCTCCTTCCTCTTCCTTCCTCCACTTGGTCTCGTATACCTCACTAGCACCAAGTATCTCCATCACCTGTGCGGCTTGCTTCACATCCATCACGAAGTGCATGTACCCACCGAGAGTCAGTACCGCTTTAGCCATGTCATGCTCCTCAGTTATTCTTGATGTGGATGGTCTTGCCCATCGGGGCAGTTGTGCCAGCGTTCCCCGCAATAACCCAAAGCACCGGAATATCCCACTCATTTCCCCAGTCTCCTATGCACCCATCGGTCAGCATGATCAAGGCTTGCGGCTTGATGTTCTTCTCCTTCATGAACCCGTACACACAGCGAGGGTCAGTACCCCCACCACCTTTGGGCTGCGTCGAACTAACAATGTTAGGCACCGACACCGAGTCGTACTCCTCATGCCCCGCCACCGCACCGTCCCAGTACATCAAGTCCACGCGGTCAGGGCGCACATCCTCGGCAATGCTCTTCACCTCGGACAGGAAGTCCGCCAGTTCTTGCCCACCTATGGAGCCTGACGTATCCACACCGATAGCCAAGTGCCCCACCTTCTCCCCGATCAGGCTGGGCATGTAGATGTCGCTAGCCAAGTAACGCCTGTTCACCCTGCGCCATGAGGATGCATCCTTGGCTGCACACGTAGTGGTAACGAACTCACGCAGCACCTCACGCCAGTTCACCTCCGGCTCAAGCAACTCCTGCAACTCACGGCTCAGGCCACCAGCACCCTTACCTGCCACCTTCTGCTCGGCAATGAGACCCTGCCTGATAGCCGCGTCGATATCCCGTTCCAGCGATTTCTTCGCTTCTTCGCCCAGTTCCTTTGCACCCTCCCAGTCATGCTCATCAAGCCCCCCTCCCCCGGTGTTCCCCCGGCCATCACTCCCGCCGCCTTCGCCCTCACCTTCACCTTTGCCATCCTCTTCTTGCTCCTCCTTGAGTATGTCGAACACCTGCTTGGCGTTCATCCCACGGAACCGCTCGTCAACTAGGCCGATAACTTTCCCTTGCTTCATGGGCATAGCGATCCACTGCTGCTGCGGGTCGATGTCGTGCAGTTGGATGTTGATCACGTAGTCACAGGCCATGTTTGCCAGCCGTTTGTTCTCATCCCACAGCTTTCTCCACACGAACAGATGCCGGTACATCTTGTGCATCGTTTCATGCAGCACCACGAACGCCATCTCCTTGTCATCCAACGACTTGATGAACACCCTGCCATACACCTCATCCCGGCCATTGGTCATCGCCGTAGGCACACCCTCTTCAACCTGCGTCTTGCCCACCGTCATCAGCCCCGACAGCAGTGCGAACTTGGGGTTGCGCATGATGCTGATCTTGGCCTTCTTCAGCCGCCGTTCTTCCTTGTCCTTGACCTCTAACATTGTTAGCTCCTCGGTTCGATTGGTTGGTTGTGTGTACTACAGCAGGTCTTCGTTGCGCTGAACCCAGTCAGCAAACTTCTTGTTGCTGAACGCAATGGCTTGCTTGCTCGGGGTCTTGGCGATGTTGATGGCAAAGCATGCTTGCCACTCCGATTCGAACCGCTCCAAGTACTCCATGAACGGACTGAACGAGTCCTTCGTCACCTTGCTGATAGCCCCGAACACAATGATGGCGCATGCCCCTGCGCTATCCGGTACCTTAGTAGTCTTAGGGCTGTGAAGCACGGACTCCCATGTCGGAAGCTGATCCGAGAACTCAATGAATGCTTGCATGTCCCGGCTTGCCGACTCACCCACCGCACCCGTCATGGCTGCGATCAAGCTATCGGTATCAATCTGACTGCGCACCTTCACGATGTTGGATACCCGCTCAAGGGAGCGCGGCGAGACGAACGCCTTCTGTGCCTTCCTCGGGTTGTAGATGTAGGGGTTGTCCGCTTGGGCTGCATCGGTGTAGCTTTCCAAGGCATGCGGGAACTGCTTGACCCATGCCACTACCTCAGCAGCTACATCGTTGTTCAACGCCCAGCCGATCCACTCGTCAGCGTCAGGCTTGCGTACATGCAGGGGGATGATCCGGTTGCGACTGTGTGCCTTGAGGGAGTCACCCACCCCATCGGTAGACAGGTTGCCGGTCAGAAACGTGATCGACTCGGGGTGCAACGTGATATCACCCAAGCGGGGGTTCACCACCTCAAGCATCGGATGAAGCATGTTCTTGATCGGCTCCGCGCCCTTGGTGAACTCATCTAACATTGTTATGACAGGCTTTCCCATATGAAGTTGGAACCTGCTGTTAGGGTAGTAGGCAGTAGTCTTGGTGTCGTGCTGCACCACGGGCATGGCAATGTCGCCCAAGTCCATGTTGGGTACGTCGATGTAGGCTGTGCTGTGCGTGGGGAACATCGCTTCCAGCGTCTTGATCAGGGAAGACTTGCCAATCCCCGGCTCGCCCTCCAACAGGTAACGATTCATCGGGGTTGCTGCGATAACCTTTGCAGCCTGAGCGAGCGTAACGGTTTTGCCAAAGTTGATATCAGCCATGCTTGATGCTCCTTGAATTTAACTACTTGGTTGGTTGCTTCTACTGCGTTACACCTAACATTTGTTAGGGTGGCTCATCTTCGTGTGATACTTCTTGTTATGTGTCTCATTGGTGGACACTTTTTTAGTCTATGTATATTATACCACAATATACTAGGCAATGCAAGTTTTCAGGTGAGTCTTTCGCTGTGCTTAACTCGCGTTTTCGTGGAACGTATCCCACCCGTTGTTGAAGTACAAAGCGTAGGCATCCTTACGCACCTTGCCCTTGGGCACCAAGGCCATCACCAGCACCTCGTCCCTGTGTATGCCCACCAAGTACCGTTGCAGCACATCAGCCATGGCCTCGGCCTTCACTTGCCATCCCACCCTTGCTGCCTTGAGGTTATTGCTCCAGTCATAGCTAACACTCCCCTCCACTACCAACAGCTTGTGGAACACCTGCTGCCAGCTTAGGAACTGCGTCTCGGGGTTGGCATCGTGCATCAGGTTGATTAACTCCGGCACAGAGTTGGCAAACTCCACGTTCAACGGGTTCAGGTGCATCCCTGCGTCCTTGTCGTCACCTACCTCCTCAGCAGGTACCGTGTTGCCATCCCGCAGCTTAGCCATACCCATGTAGTACTTCTCAAACTCCGCGTAGCGCGACCTAACATTGTTATATGCCTTGCGATCCAGCTTATGCACCGTGCGCTGCTCGGGGTTGACTGGCCCCCATACCCCCTCAGCCCTGACGAACCTCAGCCCTGTCGTAGGCACCACATACTCTCCACCCCGCGCACTGACGCACATGTTGTGGTTGAATATGCGCGTACCCATGCCCGTGACTTCCGAGATGAAGTAGGCAGTCGTTTGGGTATTCCAGTTATCCGTCTTGACCGTGATGCTGTCGTCGGGGTGCCATGTCACTACGTTGGTTCGATGGCAGATCAGCAGCACATCAAGAGTCTTCGGATCGAGGTTGATCCTGAACTGATCCACCTTGTCTCTGCGCCCTAGTGGTATCTGATCATCGGCACGGCCACGGATTTTCTTTGTCTCCTCCAGCATCCGCTTCGCTTCTGCATAGCTGCTTATACGCATCAAGCCTGAGTTCCTGTTACTCCCGTAGTTTGCGTAACTCATTTCACCTCCCCTTTGAAGTCGTCCTCATGCAGTACGGGCTTGCTTGCTGCCTCTGCGAACCACGCGCAGACTTGCTTTGCTCCTTCCAACGTCTCGCTACCACAGCAAGGGTCAGCGTACCCAATAGGTTCGCCATCCTCGTAATACACTTCCTGCACAGCAATCCACGGCTC